AGCTCGGTCGGACCATCATTCACGGGCAAGAGGCGGTTGTTCTTCCGTTTCGTGACGCCATCTGTGAGTTTATGCACTGTGTGTGGGAGCAAGGGGATGGCAACTGGTTCGCACACGCGATGGATAATGAGCTTGAAATTCTACAGGTGACGGACGCACATTTCAAGACGGGTCTGTTTCCGAAGCCGCTCCGGGCGTTTCCAGACTGTTCGACGATTCCCGGGTGGTCGAAGCTCGCCAAGGTGTGTTCGCAGCACGTGCTCACGACGCGGTGTCCCGACTTTTTCAAAAAGTACGAGGCGTGGATGACGATGAATGGGTGGACGCCGACAAAGTTTTCGTCTCGTCTCGAGGATTTTGTTCGGTTTGTTCGGGATGACCGGGAGTATTCTCAGCGGCACATTGCTCCATGTGACGTGGTTGACCTGTGTGAGGTTCTGGCGGCGGCAAACCCTCTCCTGGATGGCAAATCGTACATGATTTCGACACCTGTGTACGCGTGGAATGGTACCCAAACGAAAACAGCTTCAGCTTTGTCTCTGTAGAAACCCCAAAGTCAAATATCTCAATCTTAGACATGTCGATATCGATGAATGAATAGTTGTACTTGGAACGTAATCGCATCATCGTATACAAAATACTCACCAGGTACGATTTCAGATTACGTGTGTCGTACTCTGGGTTTTCTGACCATATAGTTCGCATAACCTTAACATCCGTGGAACCGACGAAAACACCGCACGGTGTATCCTCCATGGTACCGCCGTCAATGTACTTCCTTCCCTGATTTTCGACGGTCGCAAACAAGAACGGGACGGCGATGGTCATACATAGGGCATCCACCACAGACATGTTCGGTGTCGAGTCACACGAAAAGTACTCTGTACGCGCCAAGTTGACGCAATAGGCACTGATGTGCACCTTGGGCATTGTCGGGCGAAGGTCTTGGAGCTCACGGAACGTCAGATCCTCCTTACTGAAAAAGACGCGGATAATGTCAATGATGACTGTTCGAATCTTTCTTTGACTGACGAGTCCAAAGTTTTTCAGAAACTGTCGGATGTTGGGTTTCATGATATCCTTTATCGGGATGTCCACTGAGTAATCCAATATGGTTTTGATGTTGCCTTCGGTAACAACGTAAAAAAAGGCGAGGAGACCACCGGCGCTCGCTCCTGAAATCTCTTCGAGATTGTCCAGTTCGTGACAATCTCGAAGGGCGCCCATCGCGCCAAGAAATGCAAAATAGGCCATCGCACCAGGTCCAATTGCCAGGTGTTTCATTAGTGTGTCAGTGAGTGTTTACTTTAGGCTCAGCATATAAAGTGTCGAACGTACCAGAGCTGTGATCTCATCCTGGATGTTCTTGAGGTACGAGTCTCGCGGGAGGCGCATGCGGCGAAGCTGTGTCAGAAGCGAACGGAAATACAGTTTCGGGTTGCGGGCAATCGTGCGGCGGCCGACAATGATGCGGCGGAAGCGACCATACTTACCCATGTACGCCTCAGCGTAACTGTCAAACAAAGGGACAATGCCCTCATAGTACGCCTGAAGCGCCTTGTGTTGCGCGAACGAATTTGTCGTCAAGTGAAAAGCGTGCGCCTGAGTACGAGAATTCATAAGAAGACCGACGTACTTCTGACCGTTCATTTCTTAATAGTAGGCGGCGAAATTCTTACGCATGAAAGAGAACACCAGGGCGAAGACCAGCGTGTGCACACCCACCGCCAGCATGGAAGACTGGCCAGACATAAAGACACCCTTGCTGGCTGGGGGGATCGTCAGAAGGACGCCTGGAGTCAGGAGCACGAACAGGACAGCGGGCACGATCAGGTCAGCTGGGCGCAGGGACACCTTGAGCACAAACTTGGCAATCAGGTAGTACACCAGGGACAGAACCAGGGCGTGCACCAGCACTGGGCTGGGGCCGACGCGCAGAAGCAGGCCCGGGCTGAGCAGGGCGAACAGGATGGCTGGGGTCAGAATCTTGGGTCCGGTGATATCCATGATACTATCTACCGAGAAAATTGTCGGACAAACTCGGCAAAGTTATGGAAGGAAGCCTTGTTCATCAGTGTGCTCTTGAGGTGGTTGTCCTCGAGATACTGACGAAGTGACATCCACATGTTGAGCACATCCTCCGAGTGCCAGTCATGCCAATCCGTCGGACTGAGCACGAGCTCATGGTCCTCCTGCTCGTTGTATGCCTCGTCGACCTCGTCGCCGCCAAAGAGAGCATCATCACGGTACTCGTTGTTGATACCCATTTTCGGTTTCTACTTGTTTTTCTTACGGCTGGACTCCTTAAGCGGCACTGGCACACACGGCGATCACCGGTCACTTCGCGACCGGTGACCTTTACGCGGCTTTCTTGACGGTGATGGTGTTGCGCTCCTTGACTGGAGCGTGATCGACGATGATCTGATACACCTGCTCGACCTTCGTATCATCGCCACCGAAATAGGCACGCAGACCCGCCAGGATGACATTCTTCGTGATGCTGCCACGAGACTCTTTGGTGTGCAGGGAAACCTTCTCCTGATTCACCTTGACCGTGTCGACGTCCTGTGTCTCCTTAATCTCCTTCATGTGGCCCTGGACCTGCGCTCTGAGCTCCTTCTCGCGCTTGTTCAATACAGCCATGTCTTTCCTCGCAGCAGCAAGCTGGTGCTTCAGGGAGAGCCATTCGGTCATGACGAGTTTAAAGTCGTCCATTTGTTAGTTAAAGCTGTTTATTTTTTAAGTACCAAGTCGCGAAGCAACTTGATCAGTGTTTCCGACTCATTTGAGTCGATCTCTACTTCTCGTAGCTGTTCTCAATCTCAAACTTGGGGCGCATCGTGTCCGGGGGAATGGTGGACAGGTTAAAGATGCTGACAGAGTCACGGGGGTTGGGTGGCTCGGAGCGGAAGTCGCGGTTCGCGTTACGCAGGTTGCCGCCGATCGTCTCGGGGAACCCAATCTGGGCACGCGGGTCCAGGAAGTTCTGGCCAGACAGGATGGCGTCTGGAGAAAACTGACCGAAATCCTCGGTCGTCACCACCTCCTTGGGAATCAGACCCACGTTGGTGTTGTCGTACACGGGCATGTCAACCGTGCGCACACCGGAACCACCCATGTCGAACGGAGCTGGCTCCTCGACTGAAGAGAAGGTGCCACCTGGCACCTGAATAGAGCCACCCTGCATAATCTGAGGACCCACGCCGTGCGATGTCTCTACGTCAGCTCCGACTGGGTCGCCGCCTGTCGGGGTGTAGCCGCTACGCTGGGGATAAAATACCATCATGGCAATCAGGAACAGAAGAATCAGAATCGCCAGACCTTTGCCGTCCATGTTATAATAGTACACGACTTTTTTTTTCAGTCCAGGTAATCTGTCGGGTCATCCTCCTCCGCCTCTGGCTCTGGCTCGTCTGCAAATTGGAACTCGACTGGGTATCCCTTCGTCTTTGGCTTTGGTGCCGCCCGCTGACGAACCTGGACGACGCGCCAGATGGGACCGAAGGATCGCTTGAGGAACCAGAGACCAGCCAGCTCAAACAGAAAATCACACGCTCCTGAAATCTCCTCAATGGGATTCTTTTGAGCGTCAAAGAACGTCGTCACCACCTTGCCCTTGATGGCTGCAAGCGAAGCAGACAGCTCACCGTCGGCAGATAGGCTCGCCTGATATGCCGAACGAATCGTCTCAGCCGAGACGTCCTTACCGAACCACTCGAGCTTGCTCACCTCCGCCTGACTCAGAAGCTCGTTATCAATATTCTCAAACAAAGTTTTTGAGGGCACCTTGAGATTTACCTGACGCGTCTCCTTGGTGAGAGGCGACTCGACTGGTACATTGTTCACCTGGTGAAACACTCGGGCATCGCCCTTTGCTGAAAGCTTGAGAAAGTAACGACCGTCGGGAATCTTTACGGGAGTTCCGTACTCCATGGTGCTCAGAAAACAAACCTAAGCTCTAAGTAGATGGATCCAGAGGCGACGTGTCCCGCTGGATACTTTCCCATTCCAGGGGATTCGTCCAATTGTGCCACGTCGACGAGTTCAACTATCGTCAAGAAAGCGTGTCCATCTGGGTACACGCTTCGTTCGAATGGACTCTGTGGAACAGGAAACACATACGTGACGACAGGTCCGACGTACTGTGGACCGCAGTACATCGGGAAGAAGTGTACATACCAGACTCAGGTGACACCTGGTATAACACCAGCCACGGGGACAGAATCGGGTCCGAATATGATTTGTGCATTCCAGGAAGGCGACGCACAGTATCCGTGTGACCCAGGGTGTTGCGAACCACCTCCAACGGGGACGACCGGCGACGGAACAACGAAGAGCGGCGACGGAACGACGGGTAACTGGTTCACTGACGTATTTCCAATATGGGCAATCATCCTTATGATTGTTCTGGGGACTATCATAATGGCTGTGTTAATCGCATTTGCTGCCAAAAAAATGTCACGAAAGAATAGATAGAGATGAATACCAGTAACGTACTCGCTATTAGAGACTACTCCACGGCTTACACTTTTGTAAAGGACACGCCAGTCTACGGTGGTTTCATGGTCTGGCACCTCGTCATGTTTATGGTCCTCGGACCCATGCTGACATGGCCGATGCTCACACTTCTTCTGCTCGTGTTCGGTACCCAGACCGCGAAACTAGTTAAAGACGTGAAGGGCTCAACAAGTAGCAATGGCTGACACTACCACCATCACCCTCCAGACTGTTATCGATGAGATCAAGCTTCTGCGCAAGGACCTGCGCAAGGTGAAGAACCTGATTGAGGACCCTCTGGGTGAGAAGGCGAAGGCTCGT